CACCGACATATAGCCACCTGCAAGCAGGTTAGCAGCAACAGTGATGCTTGACGAGATCGTAACGCTTGTGTCGCCGATAGCGGCAGCAGCAGGCGTTAAGCCGCCAGAAGGCTGGAGGTTCGTCGCGTCAAGAGCAGGGCCTTGGTAGACCTTGCCTGCGACAGTTGCGACTGCGCCCACCTTTGAGTAGCGAAAGCCGCGACCGTCTGCGGTCTCCATATACGTCCCGAGGGTATGGAGAGCCGATGAGGATTCAGTGAGGATGGCTTGCGCCGCGACCTGTGCGAATCCTGTTAATGTAGTAGTCATGCGATTAAATTTCTAAGCTAATAAGTGGGCTTACTAAGAGAACGGAGTCGCGAGTGTGCCAGAGCCACAGAGGACTCCCTGCACAAACCAGCGAGTTGCGCTGATAGCCGTGTACTGGACCCAGCTACCGACCGCCACACCGCCCGTGGTCGTACCGTTCATTGTGAGGACGAGGTCGTCGCTCACGTCAGGTGCGAAGAAGTCAGTACCTGCGGCACCAACGTCTGCGATTACGACACCACCCGTCAAGAGGTCACCAGCGCCTGCAGTGATCGACTGGCTTGTGGAGATTATGGTCGCCACAAACAAGAAGGTCATGCCAATGTCGCCCGCACCAATTGCAGGGAGCGTGTAATCAGTACCTGCGCCGTCCAAGAGCATGACTGAACCGCTCATTGCGGAAGTCATGGTTGTGTTGCCCGATGAAGCAAGCACACTTCGCTTGTGACGAAGTCCCGTGGACGTTGAGGCCATAGCAATATTCACAAGGCCTGTGCCTTTCGCGTCAATGCTAAGGTCCTCGTTTGTGCCAGAGGAGATTGCCACGAGGGCTACTCCGCCAGCTGCCGCTGCACCAGTAATCTTGAGGCCAGTTGCCACCGATGCGGTAGCAGTATCGACCTGAAGTACTGGATTAGTGGCACCGTTTGCGCCGACTGCGAGTGCCGAGCTCGTCGCTGCAGTAATGGTCTGCGGTAAAACATTGCTGTTTGCCGCGCCCTGCGCGAGAGCTGGATCGTAGTCTTTTTGCTGTATCGTCATGGTGATTGTAGTGAGCTAATAATGGAAACCACCAAGGTTAGATACCCGTGATCGCGGTGAGCTTGCCCTGACGCTTAGGGTTGGTCGTGATGAACTGACCACCGCAGTAAACGTGACCGACCACCGATGCCGAGTTGGCAGGGATGACCCAGTCGCTCCATGAGAAGCCGAGGCCGATCGGAGCTTCGTAGTCGTTGCCCTCGATCTGGCTCTTGTACTGCACAGGCTTGGCATTGAAGTACGGCAATGCGTACCATTCCAAGTAGTTCTCATTGAGTGCGAAGAGAACACCCGAGGTGCACTTTTCGTCCATAAGAACAGGCTTTGCGTTGTACTCGAGCGCGGTAAAGCCAGTGCCTCCCTTGAGACCTTTCATGCTTGAGGCATCCTTCATGATGCGCTCTTGAGGGCGGAGGAGCTGACCGTACAGGTTGAACACAGTCTCGGTCGTGTAGAACGCCGTCGGCTTCTGTGCACCAGATGTGACAGCAGACCAGAGGGTGTCTATCTTCGCGAGAGTAAGCGTTCCTGACGATGACGTAACCGTACCCTGAAGGGTCGTGTACGTTGATCGTGAAAGACCGCCGATTGTCGAGACAGACGAGCCGTCGTCGACGAGGGCGCCAAGACCCAATGGGTCCTTACTGCCGTTTCCAGTGCCGTCAGCGTAGAAGATAGTACCGAGGTCATCGGCCATGTCTTCAGTGTCGGACTGAATGGTGAGCTTCATCAGGTCGAGGATTTTCTCTTCGCCTTCTGCTTCTGCTACCGAAAGCTCGTCGCCTGGAAGGGCGCATGTGATCTGGTAGAAGGATGGAGTGAACTCCATGAACTGACGGTTGTCAGTTGCAGCAACTGAGAAGGTATCGAAGCCACGGAACGAGGTGCCCGTTACGTTCTTTGAAACCTTGACTGGTACGCGAAGCGTACGACCGCCCCACGGCTTACCTGCACGCACTTGGCGCTGAAGCAAGACGTTTGAGTTGAGGACGGTGTCCACGACGAACGGCAGGTATTTGGTCTGCACAGTCGTCTGAATTCTTTGTCCGTATAATTCTGTCATACTAATAAGTTAATTTCTAACGAGTAATAGGCTGTGTGGCCTTACCAGGGGCGAGAGCCTGGCTTTTGAAAGCTGGCACTCGACGCTATGGTGTCGGTCCGTGGTTCTGCGCGATTTTCGGATGTGGTTGCGCTGGCGAGGTCCTTGCGGTCCTTGGTATCGGCAGCCTTTGCCGTTACGGCACCCGCTTGCATCATTTTGAATGCTGCTGCGTAGTTCCATCGACCCTTGGAGTCCACGAGGTCATTATCCATCGTGAACTTGAGGAGCTTGTTGCGGTCGATCTTGACTCCTTGCGGGTTGATCGCCTTGTCTGCCTCGAGCGCCGTTACCGTATCAGTGAAGTACTTGGTAGCGTCGTCGATTGCCTTTTGCTCGGCGGCTGACTTCTCCTCTATCCCCTTGAGAGCTTTTTCGGCTCCCCTGGATTCTGCCTGGGCGAGCTGGCTGTCGTTCCAAGATTTGAACTCGGCCCACGCTGCCTCATCTCCCCCGAACCATGCGGGTATCTGGACTGGCGCACCTGTGTTTGATGCAGCGGCTGGGGCTGTCGGGCTTACGCCTGCGGCCTTGAGTGCCTCTGCTACGGCAGCAGATACGGTCGCCTGAATACCCTCGGTGATCTTTGACATTTCTTCGGTGTGGCGAGTCTCTTGATCATTGAACCGCTTGGTCCAATCATTCTCTCGCTCTTGCCATCGCGGATGTTTGACAAAGTCATCGTCCTTTCCACCTCCATCTTTTGAGCCAGTTGTATTCTGGCTATCGCCCGCCTGAGTTTGATCCCCCTCTTGCGACTGGGTCTGGTTGGTGTCGTTTGTTTGACCTGCTGACGAAGCAGCGGAGGTAGCGTCCCCCGTGTTCTCCACTGGAAAGGCTGGTTGCCCTTCCGTTTTGAACCCCGTCGTAGTGTTTTCTGTCATAGGATTATTATTTGACCACGTGCCCTTTGTTTTATGTCGCGGGAAACGAAACGACGATTGTTAAAGAGCTTACTAATCGAGCCCATTACCCCGACTCTTGGGGCTTTGGCCTCTTCCGCACGTGCTCTGGTAAAGCGCGGAGGCTGAGTGTTTTTTTGGCAAACTCCCGAGCGATCTCGGGCTTCACCGCGTGTAGGTATCTGGCCTGTGATTTTGATGCGAATGGCATATATTTATTCAGTTGCGGGCACTGCCGCGAGTAGTGATTTCTGCATCTCACCCTGAGTTTTTATTTCCTGCTTTGCTTCTTCCTTTTGCACCTCTACAACAGCCTTACCTTCTGCCTCGACCACCTTGGCGTTAGCCTCTGCCTCTGCCTGCGCGGACGCTTGCTGTGCCTTAAGCGCGAGCGCCTTCTGGACCTGCGGATTGTTTTCGTAAAGTATCTCAGGGGCATTCACCTCAAGCCATACATTTGCGGCCATCTCTTCAGGATTGGGGTACTCGAGCTTCTCGTACATGTCGACGAGCGCCATTTTGCCCGCAGTTGCGAGGTCTATGGCCTGATTGGCGATAGTGAGGCTGTCCTTTGGTAGCAATGAGCCCTCCTTGACGGAGATCTGAAGTTTCGGAGGTTTGCCACCCTCGACGAATATAAAGGCGGGGTCGTAGACGTAAAGGAGCTGTACGAACCAGTTATAAATATCATCGGCAAATTGCTCGAGGTACTCCGACACACCACCACCAATGCGGTCCGTATCGAGGCCACGGTTGAGTATCTTACCGCGCACGGTTGACTCCGACGTGAGGCCTGCTGCCGTAGAGCCACGAGTGCCGAATATGTCGCGCACGCGGTTGCGGGTATCGGCGAGGTCATTGAAGACGTCTGCAGGAAGGCCTGGAATGACTGGCTGGTATACGGCATCGGTTGGTGCGCCGTCAGGAATAGCAACGACGCCACCCTTCTGCAGGGCACCTGTGATTCGCTTTGCCTGTGCCTCGGTCATACCCGCTCGGGCAAGGGATACGACCATGCCGCCGTTCATCTTGTCGGCATTGCGGTCGATCTGTTTGTTGCGCTTGTTGATGCGGTCTTGGTTCGATAGGTTCTGGCCAATCAACGACGTCTTATCCATAGGCTGGTCGCCCAGGTTAAAGACCGTTAGAAAACGGTATGGCATCTGCGGTGATGCAAAGTGGTTGATGCCCTCTTTCTTTTCGACGCCTGGGGTTTCGTTGCCGTAGTCGTCAACACTCGTCTCGGTTGCTTCGGTATCGTAATTCCAATGCGGGTTCTTTTTCTTGAGGAGTATTTGCTTCTCGAGCTTCCAGCACATGTACTCTGGCGTCCACCACTCGATGAATTGGAGCTCTGTGCCGAGGTCATCTTTGACCTTTGCTTTAATAGCCGCCACAGCTTCTTTGTTGCCTTCATTGTCGCCAATAATGGCGATCAGCTTTTCGGCCGTCATTTTGCGGTATTCACCGACACGGTTGCCGTTGTAGCCGTCCTCGTCGATCGTAGCGTCAGGGTCGAGAATGATGCGTTGCGGGCGCACTATGCGCACAACAGGTATATCGCGGTCGAGGTCCCAGCCAAACTTTGCCACACCGATAAGGTATAGCGCCCAGTGGCGAGCGCCACGCTTCAGCTTCAGGCGTAGCTTGTTGTCGTCTGCGAGGTCGGACAGGCGGTTTTTGACCTTAAGAACGTACTTGGTCTTTACAGGGTCCTCCGTCCCATCAGGGTTAGTTTCAGTGCTGTGCAAAGCAACGAGAGGCTCTGGGTTCCTGCGCGTAACCTGCGGCAGGTAGGTTTCTACCGACTCAAAAATGAGGTTATCGACCATCGGTCGCTGACGGTCGGCTTTTGGTGTATCAAAATGGATGCCGAGCCAGTATTTTTCGTTCTCCTTGCACTTCTCTTCCCACTCGGTTTTCTTTGGTGAGTCTTTCCAATCCTTCTCGTATTTGTCAAGCAATCTAACGAGCTGGTCATTTTCCATCTCGAGCTCAAGCTCTGGGAGTTTTTGAGATACAATACCCTCCTTCGTTTCTTCACCTTCACCGCGCTTCAGCTTGTTTACATCCGCACCGAGCGAAACGTATCCACCAGTTAGATCAGTATTGTTTGAGGAGGACATACTTACTCTTCAGTGTACAGTCTGTCAAGCGTTTAGCACTACCTCATCCTGTGTATAACGTACCTTCCCGAATTTTGAGCGAATAGCGCGTATCGTTTCCCGAGCGTCTGCCATGCGTTGCTTACGAAGTGGGGCGATCTCTTTTTGATAGTGCTTTAAATATTCTGCATAGCGTTTCCCAGGATTGATTGGCCCCTCATCAAGTAGATGAGCGTACTTGAAAACGGCTGTCGGTGGTGGCGTTGGTGCTTCGATAATCTCCCCAGATTCTGGCTCTATTTTGACGGGCTTCGTGTAAGCGCCACGCTGGCCTTTACGCCAGGCGCCACAGCGCTTGAGTAGCGCGAGAACCGAGGTATGGTCGCACTTAAAGCGACGCCCGAGACTCGTCAGCCCCTCGCCTGCCTTGTACCTCCGAATCACCTCGGCCACTTTGTTCTTGTCTTTGAATGTCCTCCCTCTCATGTTGATGATTTAGGAACCAGCGGAGTCGCTGCTTCCAAGAGAGGTTTCCCTTTCTCAGCGCCTCTGTACTGGTCATACGAATATGATACCTGTCAAATACGCCAGTCACCCTCGCCATCCACATCTCGCTCAAGCTCTATGTGGTCAAAGAGGTCCTCGGGATTGAACGACGCTGTGCCGTCGGGGTTCACCATGTAGCTGTTCGGCTTCTGTTCGGTGCCAGGGCCGATGACGATGCCTGTACTCGAGAAACGTGTCATGCCCACGCGCCAGTACACGGTAGCGAGCGCACGGTGATCGCGTCCTGCACGGACCCACTTGTGGCCTTTGACCTGATTCGTATCAGGGTCAAGTATTTTGATGCGCGATAGGTTAGACCAGTCGGAGTAGTACTCAAACCACTCGTCCTCGGTGCCGTGTACAGGTATGCGCTTATCGCGGAATTCACCCACTACGAGTTGGATCATGCGGTTACGGTCTGCAATAACTGCGCCATGTTCGTTCCCAGTACCCCACTTCACAAGCTCCTTGGTCTTGCGGTCACCACCTGTGTAGCAGAAAAAGACGCGTCCTGGCCAACGTGCCGCAAAGGCCCGAGAACCGATAAGGTCACCTCCTGCGTCCACGATAGCGATAGCCATCGGCCAGCGCTTCATGTGTTGATCCAGCTCGCGGTAATCCTCCGAGTCCCCGTGATAGAAAATGCCCGCTTTGTTGCCCATAACATAGTCGATA